AAGCCATTGACAGAGTCTATCCTGTCAATACTCGGCCGCGCAGCTAGCTGCTCTCGGGTCCTGCCCAACACATGTAGGTTGTACAGGAGAGGTCCCAAGCCCTGGAGCTGAATATCCCGCGTAGACATACGCAGAACCTTAACCTCCCATCCTTCTTTTCCGTGGCGTGCCTTCTTCGGTCTTGCTTCATCGAAAGATGAAACAATACCAAGGTCACCCACCCCATCGGGGATTCTGAACCCCCGGTAAGGATGTGGAATGAGACTCAGGAGGTAATCAACAGCAGGCTTCATCGCGCAGTCCCGAAAGTTTCCGGAACCAAGCCTTGAGGCGAACCTGATCAGCTTATTAAGCACAATGAAAACATCACTAACGGTTTTAATCCGTTTCGTGATGCGCGGTGGGGTAACCTCAAATCCTTGAAAGTAGTGTTTTCCACAACTTTCGCGGAACGGACCAGATGCGAAACTCTTCTTGCTGTTGACTTTAAAGCCACAGTAGGTGAGAATCTCGCAAAGATCCGCGTAGCAGACGGCGTCGACAATTATGTCGTCACCGAAAACAGCTACGTCCCGGTACCCGTCGTGAAGTTCGACAACCGCCTCGGCAAGAGCCCAAAAGATCATGGACTCAAGCTCGAACGTGTAGCCGTTCCCCATGGACGAAAACTTCTCGTAAGTAATCCACTCACCAGAAGGTAAAAGCCCTACCGCTGACCGAGGGTATAACATAGCCTCGAACCAGTCGTAAGGTAGTAAGAACTTAACGACCTCGAACGAGATCATATCGCTAGCACTCGACAAGTCGATTGTAGCGAATGTCCCATACTTCGACCCGAGATAAGCATAATGCTGATTTCGGGACTGATCGTCAAGATCAATGCTAACATGCTTCAATTTCTTCCGAAAATATGCGCCGAAACCCTTCTGAATAAACATATTCATATCGGGTTCGATTGCAATAACTCGGTCGACGAAGCTGTCTTTTGGTACAGTGGTAATCCGGTTTCCTTCGACTAATCTAACAAGGTCGTAAGGGCTGTTGACAGCAGCGGCCCCACCTGCAGACTCAAACCAATTCTTGTCTGAGTTGATGCAGGCCAGTGCCGGAACCAGATTGTCGATCGTGCTGTCGGGCTTATGCCCGAACTTATGAGAGCCGTGCCTACGTTCACGGGAGAGACTGGTTGTTGCTCCAGGCCCCCAGTTAAACCCGGGTGCGACCTTATCCCAAGTAAACGACCCTAACAACTTACGCACTTTTTCCTTCGCCCGCCAAAGGACGGGCTTTAAAGGCTCAGGAAGTTCCTGAGATAGTGCGGATCTGTTGCGGAACCGCTCGTTGGTCAGTTTGCATGAAGCCTCTGCTGCGAGAAATTTCTCAATCGCAGCGTCCTGGCGAGTCGAAGCCCCCGGGAAACCCGGGAACTTCGATACCAGTCCTGTAACCGCATAGTTTATTGCGAATCCACGGGGATCATCAAAATCCCGTGGTTCACATCTGAGCTCTGCGGCCCCCCTGTAGTCCCCGCAGGCGAGCTTGTAGCTTGCTGCGAAGGCGAGAGGGCAGTC